CGGCCCGTTAGGCACTGGGCGCCACTTCTTTCCACCTTGGCTGTAGCAGCACTCCGTGTTGATCCGTTTGACGGACTTCTACGGGGTGATCTGCTAGTACTGTCGGTGGCACGTATTGCACTGGCATGTGCGTTAGGAGGTAGGAGATCTTACTCCTCCAAGCAGTCAAATTGTTCTGGTGTTTCCCTTGTTCCAGCTTCCTCAGTCTGTACCGAGTACGGGCGTTGATGTATGGGGAGACCTGAATTGCTTCCCGCATAGAGATGGGTGAGCTTGAGGGACGAAGTTCTACGTCCTTCTTAAGCTTAAACCATCTGCGGAAAGCGTTCAGCATCGAGTTCTTATGCGGCTTGGCACCTGTAAGAGCATGACAGTAATCCGCCCATTCCTTCTCGGCCGGGCCCCCTGCCCCGGTTTCGAGTTCTCGAATGCGGTTTGCGATATCTGTTAAGCTCTTACCGTGCATGTAGCCGGTAATGACCTCGGTGTGGTCTTCCGTCATCAGCGTTGAGGCAACTTCGCGGTATGGAACAGCACCCTTTGAAGGTGTTCTAGTGGTTCGCTGACGGTAAACCGCAAGCTTCTCTCGTAGGAAAGAGCTTCCGGCGCCTCGCGATTCCGAGAAGGGCCCGTTCACGAGGAAGGATTTGATCCTATCCTTCACGTGTTTGAGCCCCAATCGGCCACTACCACACCCTCCTAGGGCGACTGGTCCTAATGAGATACCCTTGAGCTTTGGCAAGTGCCGGAGCGTTTCGGATGCCAAGGCCCTTACAGGCCTTGAATTCTTAGCGTTTTCGGCAAGCTGCTGCAGATGTTCTCTCACTGCAGCGCTCGGGCATCTCTCTACCGTTGAAGCTTCCTTCAACGTTGCGTCCTGATTCGGTCTCTCTCTTGCAGCGACTCCTCCTGCCCCGTAGGAATAGATCTCTATAAGCTTCTCACAGAAGACTCCTCTGCAGCCAGCAAAGGATTTCTTCTCGTTCAGGACCAGACCCAGTTTGGACAACCACCTCTTGTAGGTGTGTTGTTCGGCTGGGGTCCAGAGGCCAATGAGGTCGTCTCCGCAGATGCGGAACGACTTCTTGTCCCCTGACGCCTGGTATCCACAGAACGCGTTGAGGAGTGAGAGGACAGTCCAGGTCGTACCTAGGCCCATGTGTGCACCTTGGGTGGTGGTTTTCCCATCCAATTGCATCGGTTCTAGGCAGCGAAGGGCTGTCTCTATTTCTACGAGCCCAACTCCGAGACCCTCAAGGACACCACGCAGAGCCGACTGGCCAATCCCGTGATCGATGTGATCGCTTGCTGCACTTAAATCTGCTGAGAATAAGCGCGCATGACGGTCCCGATTACGGAGATGAACCGGTTGGTCTCTGAGGGATGCCCTACTCCATTCCAGATCCTTTAGGAATGGGAGTAGGTGCTTACCGACGCACCTGGAGTAGTGTGCGAGGTAGGCAGGGTGGGCCGATGCCACTCTTACTTTCATACCACGTTCGATAATGGGAACGAGCATCATTGGATGCCGGTAAGACCCATTGATCTTCGGTGATTTGTAAGAGAGGAATCGGCTTAGCCTGAAAGCCCTCAGGGGCGTGAGGTCCTTAGAGTCGTAGCCTTGAGGTGTCTGTTGCTCCCACTCGTAAAGGGGCATCATCGTCATTTGAGTGTGGTTAGCCGCCCATCGACGCTTACTCTCCTCGATTCTTTGTTCCCAGAATCTTGTGAGTCTAAGGACCTTAGGACCCTCCAGCGTGATCTGCGCTGTGTGGTGTCCTGAGGACGTCGTTTGGTGGTGGACCCACGACATTGTGGTCTGTACCTCTGAAAGGACAGGCCCCAATGCCGGGTACTCGTGTGCGATGGTCTCCGATACGGGGGCGGCGGTGTAGAACTTGGTTCCCTCGACTCCATAGAGTCCGCCTGGTCGTAGGTTTTGGAAGACGTTGTCCTTTACGTCAACTTCAACCGGTCCAGCGCGGAGGCCCCTTCGGGTGGCCACCGCGACTCGTGGGGCGAGGTATAATCGGTTGTAGAGCATCAGTTCGTTCGCCACGTTGCGTCCGGACTCTTGCACTACTCCTCCAATTTCTGCACACGCCAGGGGGTAACAGGCCTTCATGGCCGGAGACGGGCAGGGCAGGGTGACAGTCGCTTCCCTCTTTTCCAGTCTTTCTCTGTACTCGGTTCCCAACCGGGCACTGAAGATATAGACTGCGGATTGAAGTAGGGGAGAGCTGGGGGAAACGGGGTTGAAGAACCGCTGTTCGCACTCGTCCACGGCTTGCGCCTGGAGCTGTTCGATGTACTCCTGGCTCTCTTTGTCGGTGCTCTTCTTAGAGTCATCGTACCAAAGAGTCCGGGAGATGGTCGAGGCAGTGAACAGGTGGCCGGCACGGGTCGGGTCTCGCACTCGGTCCATAACGTCCCTCCGGACTGCATGGGCCCATTGCTTGACGTACGCGACCTTCCCACGACCTACCTTGACGAGCCATCGGAGGAATCGAGTAACTTTTCCAAAGTTCTTCGATCCGAAGGTTGGCATGCCCCCTGATCGGGGTAGTCCGTAGGCGAGGGTCCACGCGGCGTGCAGACAGCGGTAATTCGAC